TGATTGGCTTTGTCAAAGGATGGAGTATCATTTTGTCCTGTATTAACAAGACCCTCTTGTGCAGAGGCCTCTACATCATACAGTTTCATTTTCGGTCTGTCGATGCCGATAACGAATTTCTTGTTTTTGGTGGGGTCATTATAGCGGTTCTTGAGTTGTTTAACCATAATTTGATTAAGTCCCTCAAGTTGTTCATTTTGGATGAGAGCGAACATGAAGTCCGCTGTAGCTGGTAAACCGAAGCTCTCACTGGTATCCTCCAGTCCAATATCAGTTGCCGTGAAACCAGAACGAGTCGTTTGTGTAGCAGATACGATTGGTAGGTTATGTTCCACAGCAAGTCCTCTGAACTCTTCTGCAATCGCTTTAATATAGAAATATGATCCAACATTAGCTCCTGTTTTGAATCTAGATGATGCACAAATATTTATGTAATCAATAAAAATAATATTAGGAGCGAACTCACGCTTCAATGCGAGTTCCTTCAAGAGTCCCTTAAAATGCCCAGAATGAGCTGTTGCAGTAGGGTACTCTTTGATCACCAGAGTGCCCTTGGTTTTCTTCTTAATTTTACCTACTGCATCATCAAATGACTGCTTAGGAAGTTCGTGCAACTCATCTATGGTCAAGTCCATTAGGTTTGCATCAATCCGTTCTGCAATCCTTTCCTCTGCCATTTCCAGAGTAATATACAGAACATTTTTACCCTGCAATAAACAATTTGCAGCCTGATGGCACATGAATAATGACTTACCCACACCTGTTCCGGCTAGACAAATATTCAGCGTTTTGTTTGGGAGTCCTCCATTTGTGATTTGATTGAAGTACGATAAGTCGAAAGGAATCCTTTGCTCTTTTTTATGATAAAACTCAAAACGATTAGTGGCGTCATGAATATAATCGTGCCCGACAGAGTTATCAAAACTAACAGAAAGAGCATTGGATAAAATATCAGGCAAACTATCAGTGTTAAGATTCTTGTCGTCACCATTAATAATGTGGATCCCTTGAAGGACCGCCAAGTGAAGGGCCCTATCTTTGCAATATCGCTCCGTAGTATCGACAAGCCATCCTTGATCAACATCTTCAACTGCCAAGGAACTAAGAATCTTCTCAGTATTCTTCCAAGTTTCTTCATTGAGATCATTTCGTTTCTCCAATTCTATATGAATAGCCTCCCTAGAAGGTAGGTTATTATACTTATCTATGAACTTGTATATTTCATCAAATATTACTTGTTGTTCTTTTCTTTCAAAATATTCAGTCTTCAGAAAGGGTAATACTTTCCGACTGTACTTCTCGTTGTTGAGCAAATGACTCAGAATCGTCTTCTCTATAGATGATGTCAACACTATCTTCCTTTCTCAATCCTTTTTCCATACATGAAATTAATATGTCTCCACAAATATTGTGGAACTCTTCTGGAAGCTCATTAAAAGCTTCAGTATCTGATTTTGCCACCCTAACAGTAAAATGCAGATTAAGTTCACCATCTGGGGTTTCCTCTCCCATTTGGATATCATCATAAAAATAAATTACACCTTCAAACTTACCTTCATCTATCCTAATTGCTGTGAATTTAGCTTCGTCATTATCCCTCACTACAAATGAGTGCTTGACTGTTTTAATATTTTTATACATAATGCAAATAACTTCCTAAAATATATTTGTCTTGATCTACTGGAATATTACCCCGATGTGGAAAATCCCATGTTGCAGGGAACACTAATACTGTACCACACTCAGGTGTAACTTGCAAGTCTAAATTTACAAACTCGGTCTCACCACCTTTATTTACGGTATTAAGGTAGGTAAAGAATACCAGAAAACGCCTTGCAGTGTCATAATTCCCAACATCAACATGATCCAAAAAATGTCCAACATTACTTTCATATTTCTTTAATCTCAATGCTTCCCAAGCATATTTTTCAGGCCATTGTTTAGGATGTAACTCAACATCTTCTTTATAATTAGCCAGTACCTGTTTGTATCTATCATATATCAACAGATTCATATCAGATAACCCCCCGTTATCCATTAGATTGACTTCCCAAAACTGCCTATGCCCTGCTGTCTTGGTCTCTTTCCACTTGTCTTTTAATCCCTCAAAATAATCAATCAGTGCAGTACACTCACTATTATCAAATATTTTCGGATACGTTTTAATCCATCTGTCCATACATAAACTCTTGTGAAGCTGCATCATCCAATTTTTTCATCACCTCATCAGTGAAATATTTTTGGGGATCTGCATAGATTGATTTAGCGTACATCTGAGTTCCGTTCATATCATACCGATTTCCGGACTTTGTGAACACACCATGTTTTTCACCAAACTCTAAAAGGCCATAGTAACGATCTATTCCCGATTGATATCCTAATCTCACATCGACCATCTTATTTTCGATAGTCAATCTGGATTTCTGATTCTTGCAATGAATGATATTCCCAATCACCTCAGTACCATCTTTATCCTTCTTTTTGGACAAATATATAATGGAACTGGCTGCATACTTGAGTCCAGATCCACCGCCCATTTCTTTGGTAGGGTAAAATGAACCGATAACATCGTAAGTATGATTTGTCACAATCAACGGCACGTTTGCCCGTCCCAACTTGAGAGTCAATACCCTAAACGCCGCCTTGATTATCTGGGCCCGTGTCATATCTCTGGTATCTGATCCAGCAGCTGTATCCTCTAATTCCTTAGTGGTTGACAAATTCCCCATTGAGTCCAATACAAACATCATAGGCTTCTGCTCATTCTCTGCAAGATACATATCCAGAATCTTGATCGTTTGAGTACGAAATTCCTGTATAGTTACTACGGGAAGAATCACCATTCTTGTGGGGTCTATTCCCCTTTGAATAATTAACTCTTTAGGAATGGCAGATTCAGACTCAAAATAAAGCACCCCAGCATCAGGATTAGAATCCAAAAAATGTTTAACCATACCAAGTGCAAAATAGGTCTTTCCTGTAGCTGATTCCCCTGCAAGTGCTGTGATTTTATTTGAAGGTAAACCTCCAAACACCGAACCCGACAATAGGGCATTAAAAAGAAAACTACCAGTGTCAATATAACTATTAACATCACCACTAGTAACCCCGTCATCCACGATTGAGGCATACTCATTTCCTGACTCTTTAATAAAATTAGTTAAATTCAAATTTCTCCTTTAGTTAAAAAAATCCATTAGTGTAGTTTGAGTACCATAAGAATCATCTATCTGCCAATTGATTGCATTCGTAATGAACTTCAATGGTTCAACATATGATTTCTCAAACTGTTTCTCATAATCAAGATATTTCACAATATCCAATTCTTTTGGGCAGTCGGTTATAAAAGTAAAGGCACTACATTGATATGGATTAGGATTTTTCATATGAACGAATTTAATCTTTTCACCGTCCAAAATCAATGGATATTTTTTTGTTAGTTGTTTATCTTTCAATTGATAATTATAAACCAATGCACCCTTAACGTGCATTGGAGTCCCTTTTTTGAAAACTCCATTTGAATCCCCCCACTTTTTCAAGCCATTACATGACCTTGGAAATGCAATAGCTGTGGGTTCCATCTCCATCCATTCCTTACGAAAATCCTGAATGAAGTCATTTAATTCTTTCTCATCACCAGTCATAATTAACTTGAGAGCATCCCGAATCTTGTCTCGGCAAACTTGTGGAGTCGATGATTTAACTGCCTCGATCCCCATCATCTTTAGCTTGGGTTCTGCATACTGAATACCTTCTGAATTATGAACATTAAGAATGTATCGTTTCTTTGCAGTCCAGATACCCTTGTTTGCAATAACCTCACGATCCATGACCATCTTCTGCTCGTATGCGTTTACATACTCAGCAAGTTCAATGTACTTGGACTCAATGAATGGTTCAATTTTTTCAGAACTAATTGTATCCAAAAACTTCACTGGATCTTTTGGATTTAATTTCTTTATCAGTTTCTCAAACGTAATATACACCGAATCCGTATCAGATGCAATTACATAATCTTGTCCATCTGTTGATAAAATATCATTCAGATATACATTAAGAGCTCGCTCGATCCATCGAATAGATAACTGGCCCCCATAAGTAACTGCCTCTGCAATCCGAATATCATAAAACCTAAAATATTGATTACCAATTGCACCGTATGCAGAGTTGAGTGCAATCTTGAGTGCCATTTGTTTATTGTTGTACTTAGATATATCATTCTTGAATTTAGGGTCTTTAGTATTCTCAAATTCCTGAACCGCTTTCAACATAAGATTCTTATTAACCTTACGGTCATCATACATCTTCTGCATCAACTCAGGGAAAAATCCACACATATCTCTAGTAAAATATGCACCATTTGGAGTTATTGTTTGATTTTTTTCCTTGAGAAAAGAGGTGTCAAACTCACAGTCTAACATCTTATCAACGCCTGGATGAGTTTCATGCATTCCTGTAATAGTTTCAGGAGAGATATTATACTGCATAATCAAATGAGGATACAGGCTGTTCAAATCAAAACTAACTACCCAATTATGCAACCCCACTTGTGGATCTTTAACATAAGCCCCAGCGTATGTTTCATCCTTCATCTGTCTAATTACTAAAGGTACTTGTATCTTTTTGTTTCTCAAGAAATTATAGATAATAACATCCCACATTTTCACTTGGGAATATACATCATTGTAGTTACACTTTGCGAAATACGCCAGTCCAATCTGAAGATCAATGAGCCTCATTTTGTCCTCTAACGCATCTACAATCTCTACATCCTGTATGTTGTAGTCAATGAATGACTGATAATCTTTAGTGTACCAGTCTCTGAAAGTTTCAAATGGATTCTTCTTTTTCTTTTTCCCCAACTCAATAAATCCGATATGATCCAGAGTATAACTTTCTTGTGCAGAATAGGTGTACTTTTGGTACAGCTCAAGATAGTCCAACTGACTCACGCCTACAATATCATATGCGGTAAGAGTCCTTCCCATCTTAAATACTTTATCATCGAATACAGCTTTCCACGGTGATAATTTTTTAATTTCGTCTGCACCTAATCGAACTTTAATACGATTGATCAAATAGGGTATATCAAAGAAACGAGTATTCCACCCCGTAAGAACATCGGGTAAATTATCTCCCCAAAAACTTAAAAACTTTCGGAGAAGTTCGTCTTCATTCTCACACTTGATATAAGTAACATCTTCACGATCTGTTTGGTATGTATGAATACCAAACACCACAAATTTCTTGGATTGATGATTTTTGAGAGTTATGGATAATACACGTTCAACTGGATTATCTACTTGAGGAAATCCGTATTCTGATTCCGTTTCAATGTCCATAGTGGCCACCATGATTTTACTCATGTCCCACTTTATTTCCGCTTTGAATGTATCAGAGATCCACTGATAAGGCCAACGAGTAAATCCATAGACCATACCAGGCTGGTTCTGGTATTGTTCTATAAATTCTTTAGCTTCTTTAACAGATTCCTGAAGAACTGGAGCTAACCATTTACCATCTAAGGTTTTACTCAAATGATAACAATTATCACTACTTTTGGGGTTAACAGGAACAAAAAGGGTAGGTTGATATTTGTGACGAATAGTAATTCGTTCTCCATTCTTGACGCCACGGGCAAGAACAGAGTTTCCAAAGACTGTTACATTTGTATAAAAATCCATAATTCTCCAAGTTTCATAATATAGTATACCTCAATAATTTGAAAAAGTCAAGACTATTATCCATTTAATTGCATATTGGGAGCTAATATAATTCCCGAACCAAACTTAGAATTCCACCCGTCACGGGCTGGTTCCACTGGTGTTGCTAAACATACTACCCAATCTCTAGAGATAGTCACCGGGCCGGGTTTAGCCATATTAGGCCAAGGAGTAAACCCAACGCCCTCTGGGGTTGGAATCAACTGGCAAGGATCGGAAATTGTTACTGAGTCTCCCAATACAGTAACATCCCCAATTAATTCCTCACCAGACTTTAACTTAACTAATTTTATATCACTCATCCTTTTTTTTACCTATGTTATACTTAGTCTCAAGTACCCATTCATCCTTCTCTTTGAAGGAGAGAATCTTTATTTGACTCAAAGGGGCTTTTGGTTCTGGTTCACCTACCATCCCAACGAGCCCCCAATCACTTAACAGAGCACCAATCGTGTTCCGTCTTTCTATATCATTATCAGTTAGACTTGACTTTTTACCATCAAGTGCAAATAGTTCCTTGAAATGTACAACATAGTACTTCCCCTTCTTGTGAAGGAGGTGACAAGATTGATATAATTTTTTCTCTTTTCTTGATGCAACACCAATTCTTGATAATGTCTCACGAACCTTCAAGAAATCATCAGGTTCATTTAAAGTTACTTCCAGCATATCATCTGGAGTCCAATTCAATTCGCCGTTCATTTCCACCTTTATTCAATTTGAATCGGATACTATCTATATCATCATTTGTAAGTATAGCCAAGGCATCCTTAGCTTTCTGATCACTGTATCCGAAATATTCTTTCACTAATTCTAAATTCTTTATTTTAGAAGTCTTCAACCAAGGGGCATACCGCTTCCTTGGTCTTATACTATTTAGTAGAAAATCAAATTGAAGTCTATTATCTAAGTGGTTGTTTATATTCACCTCATTGACTAATAATATCGTATCTGGATGTGCATACAATGCA